GGTCCATGAGCGCCCCAACAATAGGCGCATTAGCATAAAGGGTCTTAAGACTCAAGGCCTTGGCACGAAGTAGTTTCATATGAGTCTTGCTCGTAGCCTTCACATACTGTTTAGGCAGCACGAAAAACTTACGAAATATCTTGATCGGGTCTGCAACACATTGCAATGATTCCCTATCACAAACAATCGAGCAAAAACTTGCTTGGCTGAAGTCTGAATACTCATCCATATCTAGCTTAAAACCAGCACCATCAATGATATCTTTGGGTATCTTCACATACTCACATATCCCATCATCGCCCTCCACAAGCCCGTTAAAACTGTGGAACATCTTATCTGCTAGGTCCTTGGCACCCAAATTTGGGTACTTAACTCGTCCAGTCAGATAAGACATGATAATCAAATTCAACACACCGTTCGATGATGACGTCCACATGGAACCACTCATCAAACGCTGCTGCACTGAGCAATCTAACGTACCCATCTCAGTGACATTCTCACCCATAATCATCTCGCGCAAAAGATTCATGGTACCAACATCGACATGTGCCCTACCAATGGCATGCCGAATCCAAGCCCAAACCAACTTTGAGTAAATCTCGCGGTGGTGTGCTTCAAAGGATGAGAAATCCGTCTGCAATACGGGACCATCAAACTTATCCCGCATCAACCGTGGCCAGTTACGAGGGTCACTACCCTTCACGAAGAACCTCATACTGAAGGTAACCTTATCCACATCATGTATGAGCGAGCCAACCACGGCCTTGGTAACATCCGAGGGAGAATTTATGGCACGAGGGTTCTTCATCTCCTCATAAATTTCTTCCTTTATAAATGAACTTGATCTTAAATGGCGCTTACGCAAGAAACTTCTCTCACAGCGCAACTTGCCCAATTGTTGCTGCCTTGTCTGAGAGTACTTGCTATTCTTCAACCAAACATCGACATAACTCTTATGTCCAATATCTAGTTGTGGGAAATGCTTAATGAAGGCAATGCCGTATTTATAGACCTTATCATCCATAATAGGCGGCATATAACAACCAAACCGATGCTGACAACTAACGGCCTGGTTTACGAAGCTATAAGGATTGGGTTTCACTGCTGCTAACACTGGTTTCCTGATTTGGGAATCAATCAAACAGTAAGCGGGATAAACACCAACCACGCAATCACGAATGCCTTCATTTTTCTTGAATATTTTCAGTGAGTCTGTGGGTTTATTCAACTTAAATTGATGCTCATCAATATTATAACCCACGAGCCAGTACGGGCCAACTGGCTGCCCACTACAGTTTGACGCACAGATATCCCACTCATCATTGTGGTAATACGCGCTGCATCTGTTTGCTAAAAACAACATGGCATCATGCCCCTCTTGAGGTTTATCCTCCTCAGGCATGTTGATATTAGTTATCTTACTGCGCTTTGCCATGGATAGGAAAACTTCTGGCAAAAGTTTCCCACCAACAGATACGCCTAGTGAAGCTGCGAACCCACGCAAGTCCACCATTTCTTTGCGGACGTGTGTCCTACCAAACAGTCCAAAACGTTTTATTGTCATTTCGGCATACACAGGGTTGGCTGCCAGGTGATTATCATTAAGCCTCAAATGATATGCACGCTGATCAACTACTGGCTGCTCGACCTCAACGGTTCGAACATCAACCCT